ACCTATGGTGATAGGTAAGTTTCAAGAGTACATAGGGGATAAAGGGGTAACAATACAATCAAAAAGATTAATAGAAGAAATGAAGACATTCATTTGGCGTAATGGGAGACCAGAAGCACAATCAGGTTACAATGATGATTTAGTAATGGCTTTTAGCATGGCTATGTACGTTAGAGACACAGCATTAAAATTTAGACAACGAGGAATAGATTTAACAAAACAAACATTAAATAATATGTCAGTTAATAGAACTCCCTACCTGGGAAGTTATGGCGGAGGAAGCGGTCAAGTGCCAAATCCTTACCAAATAGACACACCAGGTGGCCCAGAGGATATTAGTTGGATATTAGACTAATATTTATAACAATAACTATATATTAATATGGCAGATAAAGGCGTATTTTCAAGATTAAGAAGGTTATTTTCAACGGACGTAGTAATACGAAATGTAGGAGGTAACCAAATAAAAACAATAGATTCAGGGCATATTCAATCTAGTGGACAATATGAAACGAATTCATTAATAGATAGGTTTAATAGAGTATATTCTACTATGCCTACCTCTTTATATGGGGCTCAATTTAATTTAAATTACCAATATTTAAGAACACAATTATACTCAGAGTATGATGTAATGGATCAGGATGCAATTATTGCTTCTGCTTTAGATATTGTAGCTGACGAGTGTACATTGAAAAATGATATGGGAGAAGTACTTCAAATAAGAAGTTCAAATGAGGACATACAAAAAATATTGTATAACTTATTTTATGATGTATTAAATATAGAATTTAATAGTTGGATGTGGGTGCGTCAAATGTGTAAGTATGGTGATTTTTTCTTAAAATTAGACATTGCAGAAAAATTTGGTGTTTATAACGTAATTCCTTACTCAGCATATCATATTGAAAGAATAGAGGGTTCAAATCCTAACAATCCTGCTGAAGTAAAATTTAAATGGAATCCTGATGGGTTTGCAGGTAGTTCTTATGGTTATTATAATGTACCTGGACAATCATTAGATCAAGGCCCAGATGATAAAGGTGGTATTATATACGACAATTATGAAATGGCTCATTTTAGAATGGCAGGTGATGTTAATTATTTACCTTATGGTAGAGCTTATATTGAACCAGCAAGGAAGTTATTTAAACAATACACATTAATGGAAGACGCGATGTTGATTCATAGAATTGCTCGTGCACCTGAAAAAAGAGTATTTTATGTAAACGTTGGAGCGATTCCACCAAATGAAGTAGAAGCATTTATGCAAAAAACTATTTCAAACATGAAACGTACTCCACTTATGGATGAAAAAACAGGTGAATATAATCAAAAATATAACATGCAAAATATGTTAGAAGATTTTTATATTCCAGTTAGAGGTAATGATAGTTCAACTAAAATTGAAACAACACCTGGATTACAATATGATGGTATTGCCGATGTAGAATATTTAAGAGAAAAATTATTCGCAGCACTAAAAATACCTAAAGCATTCTTAGGATACGATGAAAATATAGAAGGTAAAGCTACATTAGCAGCAGAGGATATTAGATTTGCTCGTACTATTGATAGAATACAAAGAATACTACTTTCAGAGTTAAATAAAATTGCACTTGTCCATTTATACACACAAGGGTATACTGATGAAACATTGACTAATTTTGAATTATCAATGACAACTCCATCTATTATATATGATCAAGAAAGGATTGAATTACTTAAATCTAAAGCCGAATTAGCGGGTACAATGTTAGAACAAGGTTTAGTCCCATCTGATTGGATTTATCATAACATATATCACTTTAGTGAAGACCAATATGATGAATATAGAGATTTAGCTAGAGAAGATGCTAAACGTAAATTTAGATTAGAACAAATTAAAGCAGAAGGTAATGATCCTATTTCAACAGGTAAATCCTATGGTACACCTCATGATTTAGCTTCACTATATGGGTTAGGTAGAACACAATCAGACCCAGGAAATGTACCAGATGGGTATGGAAAAGATGATCCTAAATTAGGTCGCCCAGTAGATTCAATTACAAATAGAGGTAAACAATCTAACAATTTTGGTAAAGATCCATTAGGTGTAAAACGTATGAAGGATACAGATAAAAATGATGGAGATGGAAGACCTAGTGTTAGAGAATCTGAAAGTGCTCAAGTAACTTTCTTAAAAAATAAAGAAATGTTCCGAAAAATGAACAAAAAACAGTTAGTATTCGAACAAGATCAAGATGATAGTAACTTACTTGATGAATCTCAACTAAAAGGNTAATATTTATAAATAAATATATTTTTGATGAAAATAAAACATTCAAAGTATAAGAATACAGGTATTCTTTTCGAATTACTAGTTAGACAAATTACTGCAGACACTTTAAAGGGTGATGATTCACCTGCTATTGGTTTGTTAAAGAAATATTTTGTTAAATCTGAATTAGGTAGAGAGTACAAACTGTATGAATCGATACTAAAATCTAAAGTAATTAATGAATCTAGAGCAACTATGTTTATTAATACTGCTCTTGATAACTCAGTTAAGTTTAATAAATCTGGATTAAAACGTCAAAAGTATAATCTAATTAATGAGATAAAAAATTACTATGATTTAAATACATTCTTTGGAGCAAAAATTAAAGATTATAAAGAATTAGCTGCATTATATACATTAATAGAAGGTGTAAGTAATAATAAAGATGTAGATACTAACCAATTAGTAAATAATAAAATAACATTAATTGAGTTTTTAACTAAAGATAAAGTATCAACAGAACAAAAAGATTTAGTATTAGAGGAATATTCTACATATGATAAAGATACTAGAATTCTTACACAAAAAATAATGTTAGAAAGATTTAATGATAAGTATGATACTTTAACTTCTGATCAAAAACAAGTATTAAAAGAATTCATTAATTCAGTAGATTCAACTCCTGGGTTAAGAAAATTTTATAATATTAAAATAACAGAGTTAAAAGATTCATTAAATTCCGAATCTAAAAACATAAAAGATAAAGCTACACAAGTTAAAATAACAGAAATATCTAAATTTTTAACTGAATTAAATAAAACTGATAAAGTAAACAGTAATAATTTAGTTGATTTGTTACAATACTATGATTTAGTAAATGAAATAAAAACAGCAAATGGCCAAATACAAATTAAAGCTTAAAGAAGCACCATCACCTAATCTAGCTAAACAAATAGGAGCTAAAGTTGGAGATATTACATATTCAAAAGATGGGGAGACTAGATATACTGTAGATGCAATAAACCCAGAAAGTGGTNAAGTATCTTGGAAAGTNNCNAATTTACCTAATTTTGATAAATTATTTGATGAAGTAACTGATGCTGCTTCTACAGCTAAAGGTGTTTATACTAAAGTAAAAGATGACGAAAAATTTAGAATGTTTTATGAAGAATTAAAACAAATTAAAAATAAAATCAGAACTCATTTACGTACAGAATACCCAGAGGATTATAAGCGAATGACTATGGAAGGAGAAGTAGATGAAGTATCTATGTCTGGTGCAGCTGGTGCTTATAATACACCTTATGCGTTTGTAAGAAAAAAAACAAAAGGTAAAAAGAAAAAATCTAAATATAAGATGAATAAACCCTCAGGTTTAGTAAATTATATGGATTATACTATGGAAGAAGGCAAGTTAGGAGATGGAGCAGATTTAGGCCCTGGTCCAAAAGCAGGTCCTGATGGCGTTAATGATAACGCATATGTAAAACAATTTAAATACAAGTTAGTTCCTAAAAGTAAAGGCACTTATGTACAAAAGGGATCAGGACTTGAAGTTAAGAAACTTTTTTAATATGTATAATATGAATATTAAGGAAGAAGAAGACAAATTAGAAAAATTTCAACAGGGGCGTATAGATGCTTTTGATGAAATAGAAAATAATTTAGATGATCTTAAAAAAATAATAAGACAAGCTAAAATAGAAACAGTAAAATACTATAGACAGGATGAACCAAAAAGTTATTCTGTTGTGTATGGAACCGATTTAATTAAAGATTATATCAAAGATATAAAAACATTATTAGAAAAATAATACCATGAAAAAAAACGCAAATCAATTACATGATGAATTAACTAAAAAGTTAATCACTGAAAATTACGTTGACTTAAAACCTATCAATAAAATTGAGGCAACTCCAAAAGCAGATTTTGAAAAGAAATTTTTTGATTATATTAATGAAGCAGGAGAAAAATCACTTAATCCTATTGTAAATAACGAAGATAAAGTTAATACAAAAGAACAAGAAGAAAAAATCAAATCTGATGATAAGTTAAAGTTTGAAATGGAAACTAAAGAAGCAGGATCATTTAAAGTTTCTAATGAAGTTGAAAATATAGCTTCTCATAATTATGATTATTCACCTAAAGTAGATAATATTAATAATGTTAACGCACAAGAAATGCTTACAGGCGTATATTGTGAAATTAAAAATGATCCAAATTTAACATTAGAAGAAGCACAAGCTAAAGCAATTGCTAATTTAGCTAAAGATTCATTACATTATGTAAAAGAAGGCCAGTTTGGTGTTGAAGGTTTAGGATACCAAGAACAAAAAGTACAAGAAAATGATGGTGAAACATATGGTGGTAGTGGATACAGTGAAAAACTAAAAGATGGAGGTGAATCTTGGTCAGTAGTTAAAGAAGGTATTAAAAATATTTTAAAAGAAAATTTTGCAGGTATAGCAACAAGTGGAAACCCAAATAGCTTTGCTTCAATGTCAGGTAAAGTAATCAATGATATGTTAGCTGAAGAAGGTTTAAAAGAAATTCCAAATTCATTAGATAATTTTGTAAATGAATTAAATGATGAAAAAGATATGCCTATGGATGAAAATGATGTAGATGAAGCAAGAGATAAAGCTATAAAGTCATCACAAGAAAAAGCAGGCATGGATGAAGAAGCAAGACCTGATTACCCAGATATCGATGGAGATGGAGATACAAAAGAACCAATGGCTAAAGCAGCTAAAGATAAAGAAAAAAATAAAAAAGTAAAAAAAGAATCAATTGATAGTAAATTAGCTGAAATAGGAAAAGAAGCTGAAGCAGTAAAATTAGAAGCACAATTAGACTTTTTACATGATCATATCCAAGAAAAAGTAGATAGAGTAAATTCAATTAATGAAGATGATAATCTTAAAGAATTAATTGATAAATCTAAGATGAAGCAAATGCAGAGAGAAATCAAAGATTTAGAAAGAAAGAAATTGAAAATGGAAAAAATCTATGAAAAATCTTGTGGTAAAAAATATTCTAAAAAAGAAATGGTAGACGAAACTGAAGAAGTAGATGAATCATTTGATAGTGTAGTTGATGATATTATGGATCAAGGTAAATCAAGAGAAGACGCTGAA